GACAGAATGTTCGTACCGAAATTGAGCAACTTAAAAGAGTGGCAATTGAAGAAATTACTACTCGCCCTAAGAAAAGCCTGGAGATCAATGCAGATGTCTACTTAGAGATAATTATTAGTATCCAAAAAAGGTTAAATGCAGGGGCCAAGAAGTATGGTGGTGAAATGCGCATTGATGATGAGCGTGATTGGCTGGATGAAGCTATTGAAGAAGCATTGGATAACTGTGTTTATTTGACAGCTACCATGATTACTATAAGAAGAGCAAGGCAATGGGAAAATCTAATCGGAAAAGATTACTAGAGAATAAGAAAAAGAAACGCGAGAAGGATGGGGTAAAAGTTTTCACTATCATGTTAATGGCTCTTACTTTCTACAGCAATGATGCTAATTATGAGGGTAAGAGTTCACTCATAAAATTAGACAAAGGCCATCAGGCAAGGCAGGCATTAAAGAACATGGAGAAATATTACCGCAGCGGAAAAAAGATACTGTGAAGGAAAGGGGTGGAATAGCGGAGTGGCTTGCCGATTGTTCTCACAATTATGATTACACCATTTCTCACGATGGAGTACGCGCTGACAGGCGCATCAAGTATTGTAAAAAATGTAATCAATGTTATGAAATTAATTACATCAGATACAGTAATCATGTCCAGGTCTACTACTACAAGAATTTCCCCAGCTATGGAAAAGAAAAGAAAATATGTATGCGTTGTGAGTAAGTGTAGATAGGAATATGAAAGATTATATCCTTTTATCTAAAGAATTATTAAAAAATAGATCTTTCAACATCAATGAAAAGTTAATCATTGCAAAGGTGTGGAGTTTTAATAGAAGTGATGGCGGCTGCTTTGCCACCAATAATTACTTTGCAGACTTACTGGGAATCAGCGGTAAGCACATTTCCAGAATTATAAACGGCTTAATAAAGAAGGGAATTTTGATTGCAGAAAGAACTGTAATTAATGACCAAAATACCAGGAAATTGACTTTAAGGGGGGGTATCCGCATTTCAACAGAGGGTCTGTTGGCTGACAGAGGGGGTATCCCCATTTCAACAGAGGGGGGGTCTGTTCTGGAACAGACCCCTTCTCTATTATATAATAGTATTAACTATGAAATAACACTAGAGAAGAGAAAGGATAATAGAAAGGATAGCGAAACTGAGAGATTTTTTGGTGATTTTTGGAAAATGTACCCTAAAAACAGAAAACCAAATAAAACTAAATGTGAACGCTATTTTCACAAAGCAATCAGCAAAGTTCCCTTTGCAGACCTGATCGAATCTTTGCAGGCGCATTTGCGGTGCGAGCAGTGGCAGCAGGAGCAGTATATACCGCACTGCAGCACCTGGTTGAACGATAAGCGTTACCTCCATAAACCAGAACCTGCACCTCCAAAGGACCCAATTTTCGGGTATGTGGATTAGTATTTATTTGCGTCAGATAATTAATATATACATACAAGTTCCATTTTTTAGGAAGAGGGAGGGAATAGAAAGGGAATATATTCCCAGAAAATGAAAAAGAAAGACTTAGAAGAAAGATTAAAAATACTGGAACAAAGGATTGTTAATCTGGATGCTAAGTTCATGGGACAAATTGCAGGTTACAGGGATAAGCATATTTTGACCAATGATAGAATAACAGAATTATTTTGTATTTTAAGAATGTTGGAAAAGAAAATATAGTGGTAGAAACTACTGTAAAAAGAATCTTTGCCATCTTTGGCAGAAAACCAATGCAGGCCCAGATTGATGAATACCTGAACCTGCTTGCTGACTACGAAGATAAAATAGTGGATGATGTATTCATTACCATAAGAGACAACCATAGTAAACTGCCTTCACTGGCAGAACTGAAGAAAATAGTAAGGACTACTAGGGATATTTACCGCCCACCATCTAAAAGTTTAGCCAGTGATTGCGAATGGTGTGATGGTGTGGGCCTGATACCGCAACTGATGTCTCCCAGGAAATACCCCAATATAAACAGGTATATGGTGGCTAATTACAGGTGTCAATGCGCAGCTGGAAAATCATTAAGCACTTCCATACCCATGATTAATGACTATCAGTTTACTGATGAAAGAAATAATGGGTTAAACTATGGGACCTTAATATATAAGAAACAAAGGGAATTCAATAAAAGGTTGTTAGGGTAAACCCCTAAAATGCCCTTAAAACGCTCAAATTTAGCCCTTAAAGGCGTTTTTATTCAAAATTGGTATCTATCTAGGTTATTCTTTGATATGTTTAACTATATCGCTGCCTACTGCCCAAATAAACAGTAAGGCACCTGCTATTAATACCAAAGATAATCCCAGAACCAGGAGGTTGCTGATCCACTCTGCTATTTGAAACATGGTTTTACCTCCCTACCCAACTGCCATCGTCTGGATCATTTATCATTAGTTCACTGTTGTCTGGTATCTCATCAAAGTATTTTATAATAGCCCATTCAATACAATCTTCTAAAGTGTTACCATATTCTTTTTCACGTATTTCATGTAATAATTGTTCTGCCTTGTTCATTTTTTAAGTTACTCCTTTCCACTTAATCCCATTACCAATGCTATTGTCCATAATATAAATGCAGTACCAATTAATATCCAACCTAA